GTTTTGTCCCACAATAAAAGGTGATTAATTGTTTACCATTGTATCTCGTATTTCTAATTACAAATGGGACACCATCACCGGCTTGAAATAATGTAGTAGCACTAAACTCTTCATTGTAATACGACATGGTCTGACCTGTAACATTACTCGAAGCGTAACTCAAATAGGCAGTCCAATTATATGTGAATGCACTCTTACTAACAAAAGGAACATGACCCTCAACAGCAGACGTTCTAAAGAAGTTAAACTCATCAAACTGAGGGTACCCTCTCCACACACCAGTCTGAACAGACGTGACGGGGTCTAAATAATATAAATCGTTCTTAAAAGGTGTGTAATTTGTAGAACCTGAAATAACATTATTAAATATATTTGTAATCTTTCCCGTAATCCTAAATGTCGAACTCTGTTGTCTCTCTTGGTCAAACCTCTCAGCCAAATTAAGAATTACCGTCCTGTCACCATCGACCATAGTTCTTCTATCACCATTTAGTCCAATAGATAACGTGATGTCCTCAGTAGGTGCACCTTTATATCTATCCTCACTTGGTACTATCCTTATATTGTTTGGTTCCTTACTCACAATGTATCTTGATTTAATACAAATTTATCAATGAACCTATTCATAGAACTATTACCCTTTCTTAACCCAAAGTAGAAGAAGTATGGTGAACCTAACATAAATTTATTAGGTCTACTTGTCATACTAATTTTTGGTTGTATCTCGTTACCCACAATTTCAGAGTTATAAATGAAACCAGGTCTTCTTGTTGACGGTGAAGACCCATCTGAATTAAATTCAGGACCAGGTAACATCCTATCTATAGATTGGTAATTAATAGAACCAATACCATCCCCACCAGCACTTCTCTTAGTCACCCAATCATTAACATCAGTTCCAAAAATAGTTGTTGGACCACCATAAAGTTCCCATTTATAGAACGGAACCTCTTGGTCATTGTGTCCATAATAATCGTATAGGAAACTACCATTAATATCTTGGAAGGTAAATCTACCCGGTGTAATCATATCTCGGTTAACAGTATTCGCTTGGAAGAATACACCCAATGTCGGGTCTCCGTTTACCTCATAATATAATACATCATCATCAGTATAGTTAGAACCTAAATACGGAATAACACCATACTCAGAATTAATACTAATAAGTTGTGCTATATCACCATCTAATCTACTATTATCTCTTGAGAATAAACGAGCAATTGATGCGTCACCTAATCCGAATATTTGATTCCAAAAACCTGAACTCGTCAATCTTGATATCGCAAATAATTGCATAATATCGGACGTGTCGTTGTATGATGAAGTTTTAACCGTATCCACAATATATCCTTGGAATTCAGGGTTATAACACAACTCTTTGATAAACTCATCTCTTGGTCCTAAATCCATAATAGTAGTAGGATTACCTAAGAACTTTTTATTCGCAGCGTTACTTTGTCCTAAAATATTATCCTGAGGTTCGTTATCTCTACCAATAAACCCATTATTATATGGTGTCGCTCTGTAGAAGAATGAATTGTTTTGAGTCTGATACACAATCGTATCTTCACAGTATTGATACTCAGGGTTCGTTAAGAACTTACTACTGTTAATATCATTACTATATATGTCGTCTTTTTGGAATGCAAACATATATAATGAACCATTAACCCAGTTGTTAACAAAACTCAAAGAAACCACATTATTACAAAGAGCAAACATCATTCTAAATCTTGCCTTCCATTCAGCAATAGATTGGAAGTCTTCACCAATAGCGAAGTTCTTAGTAATTAGATAATAACAACCACCATACATTTTCTTAACGGTCTTAGCATTATCAACGTAGTAACATCTATCATCGGATGGTTGGACACCAATTGAGTATCCTGAACCCGAATAACACTCCAACGGAACCATTCCCTCACATGAGAAGGTTTGATTAATCTGTGTAGCAATTGCACCTGCGTCTTCATTGAAATCATCACCTTCACCACCAAGACTTTCAACACCAGTACTAATACCTGTAACCTCACCATCTTCAGATACTTTGTAAACCATAAATTTAGAATTTTGATGTAAGGCAAATCTAAAATTATGTTTATCCGATGTCGGTAATCTATCTGACCTCATTAAGATATACTCATTATCAGACATAGCAATAGTATGATTAGGATATAATCTATAATACGTTGGTGACATGAATACATAATCAGTTGGCACATTAGGTGTCCCATCTTTACAGAATATTGCACCTACCCCTTCAACAATTTCCTCATCATAATAACCCCACTCGTAATTATTTCCACTAATCATACGGTCCCAACTACCACTATCAGAAACTCTAACTGCATTATCTGTTGTTGAGATTGAATTACCTAAACTCTTAGTGGACCCAACATACATACCAATCTGTTCCTTATCTTTAACAGAGTAAGCATTATAATGACGATGTAATTTAGTTGTATAACTTTGGTAATCACTCTGTGATGGAGTATATGTAAATGACTTAAAGTATAATCTTCTATACCCACTATTATCTGTAGAGTTATTTGTTGTTAACTCATCATGTCTAATAACGGCTTTATTATTAGAAGACGAATACGGTTGAATCGGTAAATTCAAATAATACCTACCTCTAACCTTAACCGAACCGTTGAATGATGTCCCACCATATAGTTTAGTTAACTCATATTCAATATCTTGTTTTGGGGTATTAACATCCACACCCCTTACTAAGAATACAATAACCAAATCTTTCCAACCATTATTCAGTTGGATATTAGGGGCATTTATTTCAAATTTACCATTATCAAAAGTACCAGTAGAATCATCAGGATATTCATCAGGGTTATCTCCACCTGTTTTTTCGACTTTCTGCCAACCAAACAAATATCTTTGTGCAAAACTATTACTGTAGGACGAACCATACCCCGAAACCATATCACCATTAGGTAAATTCTGAGAAATATTATGATAATCCCCTACAGTGGTTGCCGTAACTACTTGGAAGTATTCAACATCAGATACAAATTTATATGTAATATTCTGAGAACCACCAGTAATTTCATAATTAGTGGAAGTCGACGCTTGATTTGTCGACATGTATGGAACCGTAATATTCGCAATACCATTTGAATTAAATGTAGTGTTACCTGTTATATTAGTATTTACGTTAGGGTCAGTAGAGTTATCAGGATTCTGAAACGATATTAACTGCCCCGCAGGATAATTACCTATTTCACTAGGGTCTACCATCATCATCAAAACATTATCTGTGTGTGATTTTGATGAGTTAATCGGTAAATTCTTATTAACTTTAACCTTTATAGAGTTCCACCCACCGTGGTCATGATATTTCGCTTTAGCATTAAATAAGTTAAATTTTTCAGCCAATGGTAAGTCTCTCGACCTAAACTTTTTACTGGTTGATGCGTTATAATCTTTATCAGTAAACGGTGCTCTTGAAAATTCCTCTTCTTCATCAGTTTCTAATCCAGCCATGACAGATTGAAACCCACTTGTATATTTACTACTCCAACCTTCTCTAACCTCATCATTTCTATCTACCGCATTTATTCTATTAAAGAATGTAGTAGAGTTTACGTCCACCAAACTTGATATGTTAGAATTTATAATTTCATCTTCATTTATTGAATCATTTTCACCTGCGTCACGTCCTTCACATGCACAAGCCTGACACTCAGGATATGATAAGTTTGGTAAAGGAATAGCGGATAACGGACATTTCTTTTGTAACGTAATTGGCGTATATGTTGGACAATTTATTTTACTACCCTGACCTATTAACCACGCCAACCCTTTAAAAATATTACATATGATAATAATAACCCCAAATAATACGGACAGTATAACACCTAACAATAATCTCAATATTGGCCATAAAAAACAGATGACGTGACCGATAACCGTCAACGATAAAAGTACTGGTGTGAAAATTGTCAGTAATAAATTGATAATTAAGAACAACAAGTTGAAGTTCCTAACACCATCATTAACAGGGAATTTATTAGTATCACCCTCACACCCTCTATCTAACACCTCTTTAATACCTAAGAACCTCGCACGACCATAACCTTTTCTATACTCATCAATCAATTGTGATGTAGTATATACCTTATTGTAATTCATCATATAGAATGAATCCTCACATGCTATTGCCGCGTTCTTATCAGCATAGTCATTCCAATCTAAAGAAAACGCATATGACTTTTGAAATTGGATGTAGTCATAGTCAAACTTCTCAACTTCAATAGTTGCATTATTACCAACGACCACATTACCATTTGTAGTTGTCTTTTTGGTAACAGTTATCGTTACATTACCACCCGATGGGAAATCAATCCATTTTTGTGTTTGTAAAATATTATTAACATACACTTCAATCTTTTCCGTATCACCGTTTGGTTTAACATATATAGATTGATTAGCTCCAATCGTAATAGTCTTAGACTCAACAACCTGAGTAGTATCAAAGAAATCAACGTTAGTAATAATTGATGAACTCTTAGTTGAAGGGTCTACTCCTGAATTTGCAGTAGTCCCTGTCCATCCATGTTCCCTGATTTGTGGAACAATAAAATTGGCTCTTTGAATCTCCCCTCTAATTGGGAATAACGCATCCCCATTGATTGCAGGACCATTCTCCTCTGATTGATATTTTACCTTAAACCTGTATTTACCCTTAGTCGGAACACCTATAGATGGGTCATTAGAGATTACTGTCTCACCATACTCATTGGTAACAACGTAATCTAAGTTCATCGGAACATCCACAACAAAGGTCCCGTCTCCATCAATTACTTTACCACCATTTAACAGTTGGTATTGTTCCAATATTGGGTCACCATTTTCATCGATATCAATGGTCTGTCTAACGGCTAAAATTTCACCAGGACCAGTAGATAAATTACATAAGTCACCTTGTTCTGTTCTCGGTTTACAATTTTTCTTGATTGGTCTGTTGTCATTATCAGAAAAAATTGAACCCATAAAGACCGACGTTGGTTGTATTTCAATACCCAAGTCCCTTAAATCAAAGTCCGTTCTTGTGATACCAATATTACATAGGTCTTCTTGACCCCAAAATGGTGTTACATCAATATCTTTAACACTATTAATAATCTGAGGTAAAGCATTAAGATTTTCAGAAGCTTTGAAGTTGGTTCCGTCAAACTGCTCGGCAACACCCATATTCATTCTTATCAAATCCTGAGGTCTCAAAGAGAAACAACCCATATCTGATAAGTCTAAATCCATCATAATCTTTTGACTACCTAATGGAACACCAGTAATCATAAAGTCACCACTGTCATTGGTCTTTACAACATACTTGTAGTATTTTTCATAGATTTCTAATACCTCATTCCTTGTTAAAACATCACCTCTCGATGGGAATGTTCCTGTCGGTGTGTGTCCACCATACTGTTTCTCATAAGGTAAAAGATTGTAACGATACCCATCTTCATTTTTATCGACAGGTGACGTGTATGGGTATAAGGCTGATATTACAGGGTCTTCTAAGTCCATCTCCTCAACAGGAACGAATATAGATATCTTCGCATTAGCAATACCGAAACCACTATTACCAACAACACGACCCACAACCACACCATAATCGGCACAGAATTGTGAGTAAACATCCTCTTGTCTTAATTTGAGAGATAAAATTTCGAGAAAATCAAAATCTTGTTCAATATTAACACGGATGTTTTGGTCGGTCCCTAATTTTGTTCTAATCCTATAAGACTTAGCCATATTGTAGTTTTTAGATAAATACTTATTTATCCATTTTACAATAATAAACCCATAAGTCTTTCTTGTAAATTATTATTACTTAAAGTCGACCGTCTTTAAGTTCTTAACTCTCACCTTAATATCTTTTTCGGGAAACCTTACTTGATAGATTTGAGTTGGTTCAGCAAAGATTGTATCATCAACTGGTAATATCTTTTTAGTCTCCGCATCTGAATATCTTTGAGATGTCTCAGATGATGAATATTGACCACCTGTCTTATTGAAGACTGATAAGTCAGAAACGGAAATAACGCCCGCAACATCTTGGATTCTTCTTCTAATATCGGACAAGAATACATTTTGACCTAAGTCTCTATCCATCGGAGCCATGACCTGATTTACCTCATCAATAATTTTTGTAATCACCTGACCCTGATTTTGTGCCGAATCAATAGCTACTGAAATATCAAATTCTAAATCAATTACTTGAGCCACATTTACAGATATATAATCATTTATCATCCTATACTTAGATAGATAGTTGGCTATGTTTTGTTTCAAGGTGTTCGAAACAGTCTGAGTTAAACTACCATTAGCATCAAATGAAAGAACTTCAATATTAATCTTATTGTCCTTTTCCGTAATCGCGGTTTTAGCAGGTGCACCGTATTTTCCTGGCATTTTCTTAATCAACGCATTATAGTCGTTTACTGTAACAGCCCTGTTCTGTGATGCAAAGTTAAAGGTCACCATATTCCTCATCTCTTCAATAGACGGCTGATTAGCACCTCCGATAGCAGCAGTAACATTGTTTACAAATAAAGAATTAACAACTTGTTGGTTAATAGAGTTACTTGGTCCCGTAACCGCAAAGTTAATAGTCCCCAATTGATTGATTACATTTACACCTACATTTGATGCATCTCCACCACCAATTCTATATTTTACAAATAATGTGGTGTTTGGTGATACTGTCCTACCTAAACCAATATTGTTTTGATAGTCTTGTATTCTCAATGAAACCCCATTTCTTGCGAATTCGGCTAACTGGTCGTCAGGTGTTGTTGTTCCTCCACCAAACTGAACTTTCATGAAACCATTAGGCGTATATTCCGTAATAAACCTAAAATCCGTATCAATATACTTACCCACCTTGAGACCTGGATTATCGGATACTTTTGTTGAGTCCTCAACAAAAACCGTACTTTCCGCTAACGCATCCATCTCATACCATCTGACCTGTGCATTTACAAACTCTGTATATGATGGTGTAGATTGGAATGATGTCCCATCTTTTTGAATGATATCAACAACATTTAAAACATTTTTCTCAGGTAAGAAGAATTCAAAGAAAGGTCTTACATCATTGTTGTTTATTGTTTTCTTATAAACTTTAGTAATACCATTAACGACAACCTCTCTCTTAGTAATAGTGTAATTAATAAGTGTATTATTAGAATCGAAGTTAGGAATTTTAGTTCTGTTAGGGTATCCTTCGTTATTGTATTGAGAAGCAAAATCAATGTCGTAAACATTCTCAAATACTTGACCCGCACCGATAACTTGAGACCCCGCTCTTAGGATACCTAAGTATCTTGTATCTTCTTGGTCACCAGCGGGTGGAACAGTTATTGAAAAATCAACCAAAGCAACAGAAGGTCTGTTACCTGGAATCTTTAAACCATAAGTTCTGGCAATATTAAAGATAGATGAACGTTGTTGTGCATACTGTAATACTGTTTCTTGAATACTTCTATCGATATGGTAATTTAAGTTATCACCAATGGCTGCGTTCAAATCCATCAATACCGAATAAACTGCGGCATCGTTGAAGTTGTCAATAAGTTCAGGATAATACTGTCTTGTATAATTTACGAGGTCCTGTCTTAACCCTTCGAAATCTCTTTCGGTATATGATATTTTTCTATTCGCCATATACTATTAAATATTTATGATTACGAAATCTTTGGAATCAAAAGTTCCGTCATTTATTGAATAATCTATTCTTAGTTTTGCAGTATACTCTTCAGTACCTCTACCAGGTATTCTATATATTCCACCGATACCTAATTTCTCCTGATTTAATTCTCCCTCGGCCTCTAAATCTTCAAGGTATGGTGTCAATGTAATATTATTAACAGTTAGGTTAGGAATATACTTTTCTATTGAATTTTTTACATCTTCTTTAATTGCTTCGAAACTTGTACCATCCATCGGTTCAAAAATAAACTCATAAATTCTTGTTCCAAAGTCAGGTAAATAATACCTACTACCCTTTCGAGTTAGAATTAAATGAAGTAAGTCAGTTCTAATCTCTTCATCCGTTGTTTGTGAAAGAGAAAGATACTTACCTTCTTTACTATCCTGAAAAGGAAAATTAATACCGTATGTTTTACCGTTAGCCATTACCTATAAATACTTTAACAATATAAATTATAAAAAAAAGAGGACCGAAGTCCTCTTTTATATTTGTTGTTTGTTAAAAATAACAATTAACCTTCACAAGCAACACACTGTAAGTCATTCAAATTCAATTTCTTTCTTGCGAAAGCTTGAGCCGAATTCATTGAGTGTTGGTAATATAATGTCTTCACACCCAACTGCCAAGCTTCAATAAGAAGTTTGTTAACATCCCTTGTCGGCATGTCAGGTGAAATCATTAGGTTTAGTGATTGTGATTGGTCAATATAGTCTTGACGAACCGCAGCTTGATTAATAATTGATGATTGATTAATCTCAGCAAATGTTCTGAAGATATCCTTTTGTTCGTCACTTAAGAAGTCTAAGTGTTGAACTGAACCATCATTTTGTTTGATACTGTTCCACACCTCTTTAGTATCCTTACCTAACTCAACCAATACTTTTTTCAATACCGGATTTTTAATGGTTACTTTCATCTTAGCAACATCCTTCACATAACAGTTAGACCAAATCGGTTCAATTGATTGTGATACCTGCCCTAAGATAAATGCTGAAGATGTTGTAGGTGCAATTGCATTCAACGTAACATTTCTTCTACCATAACCTTTTAAGTATTCTGGTTCTCCAAACATTTCAGCCAACTTCTCTGAAGCGGCATATGACTTATCTTTGATAAGTTTGAATACCTCAACATTCAATCTCGCAGTTTCTCTAGTATCAAATGGTAGACCCTTTGACTGTAATAGTGAGTGCCATCCCAATACACCTAAACCTAACGCTCTTTGTCTCTTAGCGAAGTTATAAGCTTTCTCCAAATAGAAGAAACCTCTCCTACCTTCGATAGTTCCGTTATCTCTAATATCCTCAATCTTAGTTAAGAATTCAGTAACAACCGCGTCTAAGAACATAGTCATCGTTTCAACTGCGTCAGTGTCTTTCCACTCATCGTAGTGCAGAACATTCATTGATGACAATACACAAACGAATGACTCTTCTTCAGAGTTGTGAAGTGCAATCTCTGAACAAAGGTTAGAGTTGTAAATCTTCGCACCTTTATCTTTGTATACGTCAACTGTCTTGTTATTCATCGTGTCGTGGAACATGATGTATGGGTAACCAATTTCACCTCTTCTTTGGATTACTTTAGCCCAAATTGCTCTCTTTTTTTCATCACCAGCAATCATCTCGTTCATAAACTCATCAGTTACAGTAACCGCGTGAGTTAAATCTTGAATTGGAAAACCTTCCGTACCAATTTCTAAGAACTCCATGATATCAGGGTGCTCCACTGGTAAATATGGTGAGAAACGACCACGACGTGTTGACCCTTGAGATATGTTATCTACAACACTCTCGAATAAGTTCATAAAGTGAACCGAACCAGGTGCGAGACCATTGTCAGTAATCTCAGCACCTCTTTCTCTAATGTTACCAAAGTAACCAGAGGTACCTCCACCCATCTTACTCATCTCACCAACTTCAGCTTGTGTGTAAAGAATCGACTCAATATTGTCACCAATATTAGAACCGAAACAACTTACCGGTAGACCTCTCTTCTTACCAAAGTTAGCCCATACAGGTGAAGATAGTGAATACCACCCTTTACCCATATAGTCATAAAATTTATCTGCAAACCCTTCAATACCTAACAGATTCTCAGCATAATCTGCAATTGTTCTGATTCTCTGTAACGGTTCTTCACCCTCACTAAGATATCCTCTTTGTAAGAAGGTGATTGATTCTTCATTAATCCATTCAAATGGTTTTCTATCGCTCATTTTTTTTCTTTTGTTTTTAATTAAAATAAATCGTTTGACGTGATTGATTTAGATTTCTTACTGTAGTTAATACTTCTTTTGTTAAAAAAATCCGTGTGTTTGGTTGTTAAAATTTCATCATCAAACCATTCTGTTGTTTCTAATAGTGGTTCGTTAATTTCAAAAATACTATCAATACCAATAGAGTTCAAAGATATGTTAAATCTGTGTTTAATAAATTCCATTGTTTGACTTTTAGTTAAGAAATCTAAGTCACCTTCTTCAAAAATCCAATCTATAATTTCTGTTTCCGCCTCGAATGCCTCCATAGTAGCATTAATAAGGTCTTCTTTTAAACTTTCCGTCCACCACGATGGGTTTTCTTTTTTAATAAGGTTTACCAAATCAAAACCGAACTCAGCGTGGATATTTTCCTCTTTTGATGTTGCTTCAACCGCGTTGCTAATACCTTTCAACATGTTTTTGTGTTTGTTGAATGATAACATAACTAAGAATTGTGAGAACAACGATACGTTTTCTACGAACATAGAGAATAATACTACAGACTCAAAGTAGTCTTTGTTTTCCACTGACTTTGAGTTTGAAATAGATTTCTCTAAGTATTTGATTCTTCTTCTAATCGCTGGTACATCCATTAAGTTTTCAAACTCAGCGTTAAGACCTAACAACTGAACCAAATGAGAATATGCATCTGCATGTCTTACTTCTGATTCTGCGAATGTTGCACCTACATTACCAATTTCTGGTTTAGGCATCCTTTTGTAGATGTCTCCCCAGAATGATTTAACCGCAACTTCAATCTGTGAGATTGCCAACATCGCTCTTTTTACTGCAGTTTTTTCTTTTTTATCCAAGTGAACTTTAAAATCTTGGATGTCTGATGTAAAGTTAAACTCAGTATGTACCCAGTATGAATGTCTGATAGCATCTACATACTCATTTAGATTTGGGTATTCGTAAGGTTTAAGATTAGTTCTCTTCGTGAAGATGTCTGGTCTATTTTTCGCACGATATACGATGTATTCTCTTGCAACGTCATTTAAACCGTTATCCATCAATTTGTTTTCAACCATCTCATGAATTTCGTCAACATGAGGAACTTTATCCTTTTCATCTCTGAAAATTCCTTTACGAGTGATTCTAGCAATTTTCTCAGCCATTTCATCATCAACATCACCGACCGCCTGCATAGCTTTCATGACCGCATACTTGATTTTCTCAGCCTCGAACATTACTTGTTCACCACTTCTCTTAATTACATAACTAGTTTCTTTACTGTTCATAGTATTAAAATTTACCATAATTTATTATTGTTTAGTTTTGTTGTCCCTCACGTTGCTTACGCTTCTCCATGAGTTCCTTAATTCTATCCCTCTGTTTCTCTTCCTTTTGTTCTTCCAAACCTAAGAAAGTCATACTCTGTTCAGTATCAATAACCAACATCTCATTGTCATATTTACAATTCTCAAACACAATCCCGTCCTTTCCGATACGTGACTTTGTGATTGCAATGGTCGCCAAGTTCATCTCCTTTTGTTGTAGAGATTTAGCAACAGAGATAATCACGTGACCAACCTGAGCCTTCTTAATAGAACCACCCATTTGGTCTGTTGTCACAACTTCCGATGAAATTGAAGAACGGTTACCCTGTGTTGCAGTCCATCCAACGATGTCCAACTCATGACACATCGCCTCGAACGCTCTCATCACAGAACCTTCACTCTTCCATTCATCACCCAAGTTTTTGTCAGGTGTGATACAATCAATGTAATCAACAACAATCATATCAATTTTGTTTCCTTCTGCAATCATCTTTCTAACCTGATTCTTAATTTGATTCATAGTCAGAGTATCTGATGGAAGTTTTTTAAGTGTCAAAGAGTTCGTTGTGTTCTCTTTGATTTCTCTAACCTTAGCCATCACATCATCTCTGTAATTAGATAAATTGTCAGGAGAAATACCTGTCCAAAGTGTGAAGTGTTTACGTTGGATAATCTTTGGGTTGTCCTCAAAGAAAATCTGCAGTACATTATAACCCAAATTGAATGCGTGGTTTGAAATCTTAGTTAAGAGGGTCGTCTTACCAACACCTGTCGGTGCCAAAATAACTCCAATCTCACCTTTAGCCAATCCACCCTTCATAAGGTTATCAATACCTGGTATCCCCATCGGAATTGGATGACGGTAGTCGTCGTCCAATACCACATCCAAATTAGAGAATACATCTGAGGTACCTGTGTCCACTTCACCAACTTGTAAAGCTTCTCTTACCATCTCCTCCAAGTGGTCGTAAGACTCAAAATCACCTTTATCAATGATTTTCTGAGCTTTACTCATCACCTTCTGTAATTCTTGTTGTTTACAGAACTTAAGTGACTTCTCTTGAACAAAGTCTGACCCTTCAATTGGTGCTTCTTTGACATCTTTTAACATGTCAAAAACCATTTTCTGAGCCATAGGAGAGGAAATTTCACTCTTCGTTAGTTGTTCCAATGTTGCAAATGTTGGAGTATGTTCGTACTTAACGTAGTACTCCTTAATCATCTGCATAATGATTTTGAAATATTGATTATCAAAATACTTCGGGTCCAACACATCAACAATTGAATTGGCAAAGTCTTTGTCAATTACGATGTTGTTTAGAAGTTGTATTTGGAATGAGTTACCGAGGTAACCGAAGTTTTTATCTTTTGACATATCAATGTTTTTTTCTTTCGGGTAAATAATAAATATGGTTAACCTAACTGATATTCCATGTATTCATACGATAAATCTTCACTCGAGAAAATCTCTGTCAGACCTCGAAGTAAACTTTTTAACTGCGGGCGTATGTCTACGGTATATCTTATTTTTGGTGGATACAATTTTGCATCGATAATTTTATGACAAATTGTCTCATCACCAATACGAATTTTGATGTTAAAAATCTCAGGACCATCAGTATTTGATGTATCCAAAATACTTGGGTCCAATTCAATTTGATTGTAGTGGTCCAACATATACATGTTAGTTCTCGCTTTCAAATCTCTCATTAATGTGTTAGTGAAATCATTAATAAATTCAATGACATCAATACTCCTTCTTGCTTTCGGATTATACCCTCTAACGTTGAAGTAACGCTGTACTACGATGTTGTCGTTCAACATCAAAAGGAATTCCATTTTTGTTACGTCATTTTTTTCTTTCATAACTTAATTTTTGTTTTTGTAACGTTTTTTTTCTTTACGTGTAAGTTTCATAAACGGTGTTAAAAAATCCACCCAACCATCATCTTGTTTGGGTAAGTATTTGAAGATTCCATCCTTCATCATCATTCTCATGAGATTCTGATATCCTCTTCCTTCAGGGTCCAACTCTTCTGTATAGTAGAGTTCAACTTCCTCCTTACCTTCATCACTTATCATTGGGTCTGACAAATCTACAACCTTTTTGTTAATATCAAAGAATTCTTTTCCTAAAACCCCCCTTTTAGTATTCCCTTCAATGATACTCGTTAAAATCTTGCGTTTGTCACCTTCAGATTGTAATTCTTCGGCATGTTGTATAATATCGTCAACAGAAACTGCTTTGTCCAATATCTCAGGAAATAACTTAGCAAAAGTTTTCTCACCTAATAAGTGAATACCATCAATGTTATCAGATTTATCCCCCGATAATATCTTAAATGTCGTTACATTGTAGTGTGGTATTGAAATGTCTTTCAGAGGTATTATATCTCCGTTCTTATAGACTTTTCGGTGGTTAGGTGAGTAGACCTCTACTTTATCTGAGATAAGTTGTGTAAGGTCCTTATCTGATGAAAATATAGTTTTGTATTCATCCTCAGATATGTTACAATAGTGCGCAATCGCGTCGTCCGATTCGCAACCATCAATACATACCTGACGGATAAACATTTCTTCAAGGTACTTCTTAGTTCGTGACAACTGCCATTCAAATGACATCTGTTGCGCCTCGTTAAGAGTTCTCTTTCTATTTCTTTTGTATTGTTCGAGTAAGTCTCTTCTCGACTGTGAATTATCCTCAACATCCCAAAATACGATTACCTTATCGTAATTGTGTTCCACCAAGAACTTTTTGAGGGTATTAACGAAATGGAAGATTGCACCAATGTGGTTACCCTCATGGTACAAATCTCTCACTCCGTGAAATCCTATTTTAAATAAATTATTTCCGTCAACTAATAGTGTCTTTGTCAAAATACCCTTAATTAAAGGTTAGACTTCTTTTACTTCTTCCAATTTGTAATCACCATCTGTTCCGATTACTCTTTTCCAATATTCTGATTGTTCAGACTTATACTGTTCAATAGATTTCTTTTCTTCGGTAGATTCTTTTCCTGCCAAGAAACCATGAGGTGTTACGATAATCTTACCGTCCTCATATCCTAATCCATTGATGTGGTTCTTCATAACCGATACCTTTGTTCTAACCGCAAACTTAACTTTTCTTTTGTCTTTGACCGCAGCAATCTTATTGGTACCAGCATTTTTCTGATTACCAAATAAGAATACCAATGATGAGTTCAACCAAATAGCCTCACCACCTTTAGCTTTAATCTTAGGTTGACCAAAAGGATTGTCGGGTAATTCTACCCATGGTTGGTTAACAATCACCAATGTATTTTCATAGTTTGATGTTGCCTTTCTTGAACCAGCAATTCTTTGGTTAATACCCATACCGATTTTGTCGGCTAACGTTGCGGCATTGTGTTGTTTACCACCCTTACCGTCAAAGGTCATTTTACAAGGAACAGAACCAACAGAATCCCATAAGAATAGTAAGTCGTATTCCAACTCACCTTTCTCTTGCGCATCCAACAATTCGTTGATGTAGTCTGTGATTTGTTCAATATAATCAAAGTTGTTGTTAAATAAGAAAAATCCGTCCCAATCCAACTCACCTGTTTCCTCATCAACAACTTCTTCACATTCGAAACCCATTGTTAATGCGTGGTCAAAAGACCATTTCTGTTCAGTGATGATAAAGACAGGAAGGATACCCTTCTTTTGTGCGTCTACCGCAGTTTTAACCAATGCAGTTGTTTTACCAGTATCACTATGACCCAAGAACATATTTAGGTGACCAATTGCAGGACCAGGTAAGCCTACCGCATCCAAAAATGCTTCACCCAAATCTAAAAACCTTTGAGGTTTATACTTTGCCGAAGTAGAATATTTCTGCTTCAACGATTTGAAATCTTTTTTCTTTATTGCCATATTTTTTTAGTAAATAAAGATGGTAAGGACAGAAGCCCCTACCATCATATTAGTGTTTTTTAGAACGGTAAGTCCGTATCAACTTGCATTCCCGCTTGTGGGTCTTTCACTGTAGTGTTTGAGTCAGAGGCTACTGAACCTCCCAAAGTCACTTCTGTGTCGTCACCATAAACGTATTTTTTCAATTCTGTATCCCAAACAGGTGTCTCACCTCTTGCGATAGCTTCCAAATACTCAACAGGTTTTTGTGAATAAACATCCTTCCAAGTCAACTCGTCTTCAACCCATTCCTTCATCAAATCTTTGTTTGCATGAATTGATGCTGGGTCGTCATACATAATAGTTTTCACTACTGTGTATTCAATACCTGAAGGTGTCTTTGATTTAGATAAATCAACAATCAAGTCACGACCTTCGTTAGCATCAGTCACGTCACCTTTTTGTTTCCAAATTGGAATGATTTTATCCAAGATACCTTCTTGTTTGTAGTTATCCTTAAATCTCCAAAACTTAGGTCCGTGGTCTTCATTCTCACGGTCAATTACCTTAACGATGTAGAATTTACGTGGACGGTACTGACGAGCCAATTCTTTGTCAGCCTCTTTACCTGTAGACATCAATTCTTCATATACCTCAGTAAGTGGTGAACGCTCACCGTCATTCTTACCCGGGTCGTACAATTTAGTCCATTTACCATCAATCTGTACTTCGTGGTACCACACCTCTTTAAATGGTGAAGAACCATCAGGTGTTGGAAGGATACGGATTACTTTTTGACCAGATTTGGTCCCTTTAGGAAGATACGTTGTAAAGTATCTTTTTAGTCTGTCTTCTTGAGACATTGTGTTACTCCCACTGTTACTTGAACGTTGGGTGTTTTTTTCATACTGTGCTAACACAGCGTCGAGTGCATTTCCCATAATTTTTTCTTTTTACTCTGTTAATTGTTTCTCTTAAAACTCAATAATAAGTATAGTCTTCAAACCTTAAAAGTCAACTGACTAAAAAGAAAAAGACCACTCATTTGAGTGGCCTTATAATATATAAAATTATGTGTATTGTCAAGTGTTATTCTTCGTCATTGATAGGTGTATCGAATGACTTTTTGATATCTGCATCTGAATAGTTTTCTACTTCATCAGAGGTCAAAACGTATTCGTTCTTACCTGTTTGTTGCATCTCAACTTCTTTGTCAGCGAAGAAGTCTGTCAACTTCTGATTGTACGGATAACTATCCAAACTTCTCAATTGTAATTTCTCCTCTGGTGACTTCTCACGATATTTCTCAACCTTAGCTTCGATGTCATTAATCTTTGTTAAGATTTGGTCCATCTGTGACAACTTGCTTTCTAAGTCGTTCAACTTATCAAACATTGAGTCCATATACTCGTCTTGTTTATCTGAGATTTCGTTTTGCTTGTTTACTAAATCTGTAATCTCTAACTCTTCAGTGTCACCACTCATATCTTCACCTTCAACATTACCCTCGTCGTCTAATTTCTCAACATCAGGGTCAGTTTCAATATCAACAGGTTCAGGAATTTCTTCAGCACCCACCTCTAAATCTAATTCGTCACCCGCATCAGGTGTTTCATCACCTAAGTCTACAGGTTCTTCTTGTTCTACCAAATAAGAATTAATAGAGTTGTGTCTTTTTAATTCTTCTAATATTTTATTATCGATTGCCATAGTATTACTTTTAACCATTCAATAGTGTCTTCACACCGTGAGGTGTTTCAACTTTAAGGGTTCTGTTTACTTGTCTTGTATTGTCAACTCGCTCAATAAGTCCGTCTCTCATACTAACGGTATAACAGTCTCCTGTGTCTAAGTCACAAACCTCTTTGTAACCATTTCCGGCATCTCTTTCAGTAATTCTAGTGTCTTTCGACAAATACTGGTCTAATAATGATTTTACGTTCATAATATTACTTTTCTATATAAATATATCAAAATAGTTAATTTTCTTATATTGACCCTATATACCAATTAATACCTTTCTTAAATAAAGGTACAACTTGATTATATCTTGATTGTATTTGTCTCTCATCATCGTTTGATGGATTAGTTATTATACGGTTAAAATCAGCATCACTACCAATTTGTGAGTAATAATACTTGATATAAATTTTAGCGTACAGTTTCTCTGATTCATTTTCATACTCAGAACTACCTATCTGAGTCATATCATTATAAACTGATGATGTTGTCAATATTGTTTTAATTACTTCCATACTAGTTTTCCAATCTGCAAAAGATGCCAAAGGTTTATTTTGATTATCTACATTAACACAAACTTGACCTTCAATATCGTTATTAGTAATTCCTCTTAATATTTTTTCAGTTATTAAATTACCAAGATTACCATTATTAAAGGTTATCTGTCCATTGTTAATTGTATTTTCAACCCACGGAATTAAACCTATTAACCTTCGTACATTAAGATTTGATAGTGACAGGGCATCCGCATATGACTTAATTTCTGAATACGCCAGTGTTTCTGTCCTTAGAGAAACATAAGGTAAGTTTTCATATTGTTGTAACGGTGTGCAGAATGTTTGACTAACTTCCGTTTGTTGACCACTAATACCATTACTTGTTTGACCCGTATTAGTATTAACTTCACTTTCATTTTGACTACTTTCAGTCGCTTGTTGTTCCCTTCTATATGTGTCATTTAATTGTTTTAGAATATCTAAATTCACACTCATTACCAAATCTTTAACATCAGGAAATGAATATTTTGACATTCTTACACCACTAAAGGTTGTTGTGAAATTACCTGGTGTGATTGAATGGTTAACATCTAAAATCCAATATGGACCACTAAACATTGGGACATATCTCAAATTAAAATACATCGTTGGTTGTATCATCACATTACCCATCGATAATACTTGGCAGTTATAACTTCTGTTTTTGTAAATATTATATAATGAAGTAGATTGTTGGAAAGTTTTTGAACCTTTGGCCTGATTAGCCATATCTGTTGTAATCAAGAAAGATTCTGATGTATCTTTGAATTGTGATTGGTCCAAACTAACTGATTGGAATATACCTTGGTTTCTCACACCAAAGTCCACATTAAATGCCACAACCTTATTCGAAAAAGCATAATCATCTTTGTCCGTTTGTTCTTCCTTTAGTGCAGGGTCTTTGAAGAAGTCTACTCCGTCATTACCATAACGGTAGTCTATATTACTCTCCATATTTAAGTGTTCAGAAACCCTATCAGTATATAGACACACAAACTTCGGTCTATTATCCAAATAGTCGACTTCAGCAAATGTCCCAAACACACTCGATGCAGAATCTTCGATACCCTCTCTTGGTGTAGCACCTGGTGAAGGTTCACTTACACCATAAAAATTAGTATAACTTGGTAACGCCATGAACAACATATTATTATCCTTAATCAGGTGACCAATCAAAGTATAAACTGAGTTTCTACCATTTCTAGCGCTTAAGAATTTTCTTAATCCATCAACATTAACAATCAATTTATCACCGATGTTTCTATTCGCTCTATCTAAGAATAAGAAGTCTTCAAATATTGTTCTTTCTTGGAAGTCTCCACCGGCAATCCATTTATCATTTAGTGTTTTGAAGAATTCATAAAGTTCAAGTTTAACCACATCTCCCTTCATCGAAGATTCTATTTTATCTTCATCTTGTATAATACTCGGCAAATCCTGATTCAACTGTCTAAATAAAACATTTTGAATGTCCTGTTGTGATGTATTCAGTAGTGATAGATAATCATTAAAATTATTCATAAACTGAGAAGCTGTCATCGATGGATTCTCAAATTTTTGTGAGGCATAAATCTTAATGATATGACTAAGTTGTCTCACGTTACTCTCATTAAACTCAATATCCATATCAACAAAGAAATCTGTTATTACAGACCCATTACTTGAATAGTCATAACCCGTGGCCAAATATCTACCAACAGATAGTTGTAACGCTTCCCACGCCTGAAGATTATTCGCCTGACTCGCAGCTAAAGAGATAGTTCCACCTGAAGTAGGTAAGGTATTAGGGATATAACTACCAAAATCTATTTTTTGATTTGGTTGGTATGTGGTGTCATCACTAAATGAGTTCCATACTCTTCTATCATAATAAGAAGGGTTACCTTGTTTATATATTACTTTAGAGTCAAATAACTTTTGAACACCCCTTTTAAAACTTTCTTTTTGTGAAACGGCAATTGATTTACCGTCCAATTCACCATTACCAACCAATGTAGGTCGGTCAACAAAAAATAGTGTTTTTAAAACATCTAATAAGAAAGGATATTCACTCTCCACACGGTCTCTATTAGGGTCCTTACAGAAAGTTAAGAATTCACTTTCAAACATATCTAAGACTTCCTCACTGAAGACTGCAAATATTTCCTCTATTGAAGAATATTCAAATGTGGATAATAAATCAAAACTATGTTGTTCTTCTTTATTAGTGTCTATGGCTTTTACATATTCGTAATAATCAGGTCTACCTATCGCTGATGCATCAAAGTATCCATAATGAGATACACCCCATAATGTTTTTACCGAACCGTCATACAGACTTTGTCTTAATGGTGTTTTAACATTATTATTAGCGTCCGTCACTTCAAATCTATATTGATTGAAATCCCCACCACCAGCTGACGGATAACAAATTACTTTATCTACTGACTCAGTTTCATTCAATAATGGTGAATCATAGAAAGTATAGTTGTTAACAACACTAACACTCTTTGATGGGTCACCTACAATAGTACCAGGTATAAAATTAAAATTCGAAAGACTATTCGTATAAACTTTCAATCCATTACCACCCAATGCAGTGTTACCCTGACTATAATTTGTAAAATCAGATTGAGTATATCCTGTAATTATTTCTTGATATGAAAATAAATAATTAACGTCATTAACCAACTTCGGATAGAACCCTACATTCACTCTTTGAATTACATTACCAAAGGCATTTGTATTTGTATTGTCTAACGATACATTGGTGAATCCAGTTCCTGCAGGTATCTTATATGATGTTGTTTTCTGTGAAGTTACAGGGTCAAATAAATTATCCTCATCAATCGACTCCCAAACACCATCTAATATATCTGTCTGAGTCTGAACATATTTTTTATATCTATGCCATATCGAACCATACTTAACCACCCACGCATAAGGTAATTTATGTAAGGCGGCAAACTTATTATAAACGGCGAAGTTGTAATCACTAAAGGGTTCATCTTTCTTACCACTATTCATCTTCTCCCTTAACGTTTGTAGTGGAAGTGAGTTGATAAACATGTAACCTAACGAAACATATGGATTTTCAATACCATTTTTTCTCTTTGTTACCGAGTCATCAATAGCATTAATAAAGAATGGTGTGTTTAATAACGATGTTGTTTGAACAGGATTATCAACATAACCTGAGTAATTACCAGTATAATCAATAACACCTTCAGAAACAAAAAATTCATTCTTATCGACCTTGTCCAAATATCTTTGTTTAATAGTTTCTTTGGAAGGTAATTGTATTGGTGGAGAATCGTAATTATACCACTTAGTTAACATTGTTGGAGTATAAGAAAAATCTTTACTCTCCACAGTTGCCGGGTCAAACGAAGCCAACGCCTTTTTATAATCAACAAAGAAATATGTCTTAGTCGTTTCATTAGCTTTATTTGCTGACGCAATACCCGCACCTTTTTGAATATTCGCCCTTAACCAACTTAAATTGGTCAGTGGATAAACATCAGTAAAGGTTAACGGATTATTAGTAGTACTTTTCAAATACTCTCTAAGATTTTTTTGAATCTCTGCGGCAATCGTTGCCTTAGGAGAATCCGCGTAATACGTTTCTAAAGAATAAATCTTTTGGAAGTTATTTTCGTATTCTTGAATATATGGAGTAACAAAAACATCTGAGACAAACTTACCCCAACTAGGCCCTTGACCTTCATTCGATATACTCCTTAATACTGACTCAAAATTAGAGGCGTTTAAACCGTAATTTTTTAATTTTTTACTTAAGAACGGGTCTCCTTTAATAGCCTCAATAATTGTAGTTGCTTCAAATTCACCCACAACTTGAGACATATTCAAACTACTCTTTGGTCTTCTAAATAATTTTGTATAGTTTGAAGCTAAATAAGTTCTTTCCCACAATTCATATAAGAAATTAACTTCAGATAAATTTGTATAAGGAACAATATTATAAGGATATTCTACCGCATTTACAGAAATAGAAGGAATAGTTTCTCTACTATTTCTATAATTCAAAGTCTTTTGTTCTTCACGTCTTTGGAGGTCTCCTCGAATAAATTGTTCAACAAATTCAACCTCAGGCCACTTATCATAAAGATACGCCCTTGTCCTACCCTCACAACTCGGGTCACCAAGATATTTAACAACGTCCCTAACATTCTTACCGTCAACCTCTCTTTCAAAATATTGAGGCCAAGGATAAATAAAGTTTTCTTCACCAGTAGAACCTAAAACAGAATCCTTTGAGTCAACACCATTTGCAGTTTCTGGTGAAATTATCACACTCTTTCTAATTGGGTCATCTTTTAAATTCCACGCCTCTCTGTGGACCTCATCCATTAACCTATAAAAAGCGTCTACATTGGCAATCAACATCGCCATCACATTTTTAATTGTTGGTCTAAAACCTAAACCACCATCAGGACTTTCAATTTTCTGAGCTAAGGCGGCCGATAACTCTTTCTGTATTATTTCAGAGGTATCTGTAAATTGTTTTTCAATTAAGTTTAACTTATTGAAAAAACTACCAATTTTAAACTTACTACTATCACTAATTTCACCGAAGGTATAGAACACATTACTTAAGTCCTCATCTACCGTCAAATCTTTATTGTAATATTTTTTAATCAGATTAAAGTCTACAAATGTAGAAGCTGAAAATGCCGCCAATTCAGCATCATTAGGTGTGGCGTTTAGTTGAACCATATATGTTTTCAACAAATCTAAATCATCATAAGATAAGGACGTTATAATATCATTGGAAGAAATGTCGATAGGTATTGCAGATTGTTTTGTTTTACCTAAAATAGTATATTCACCATCTTGACCAAAAGTAGCGTTAGTATTTAATCTATTATTATAATCATTGATTTTTGCTCTGAGAGATTCTTGTGTATCCTCTTGTTTTTGTAGGTCACCATTCAATGATTTTTTTGTTAAATAATAAATGTTACCTTCTTTATCAACATATCGCTTTCCTGAATCTAAATTTTCACCAGCCCATCTGTTTGGTCTTAAAAGTGTAATGTCTTCTCGATATATCGATATTGTTTTTTTATAAAGTTCAATATCATTTAAAACTGATAAATCCTCTTTATTGAATTGTTGTCTAACAAATTCTTCAAGGTTTTGTAACCTAAGTTCTAATTGAGCTAGACTAAGTCTAGGAAGTGTCTCATCAATTAGACCCTTACTAATATATGTCTGATATACCTTATTTAAAACATCATCACCTCTTGTTCTAACTTTCGGAATAATCGCTTCAGTTTCAATACCACTTTGTATTTTTGTGGTTAATGATTGATTAATACTTTGAGCTTGTTCAGGTGTCTCAGCAACACCATCTGAATTTTCTTGAACCAACACATTAGTTTCATACATATGTGGTAAAGCGTATAATGCACCTAATGACAAATCAGACAACAACGCCGCGGTTCTACCAATGAATGAAATACTAATTTTATAGTTACCATCTGTTGGGTCAAATCTTGCATTGAAACTCTTCATCATCAACTCATACTTAACAGCCTTACCGTAAAAACCTTTTACTGTTAAATAAAATAGTGGATATGGTAATTGGAAAAACGCAGAATAAGGAGAGTTCTCACCCAATTCAAATAATGTTCTACCCTGAACGTCAACCATCTCAATATCTACCTGAGGAATAAAGGATGAATTGTTTTTAATATTAATAGATGTTATACCCAACATCTGAGTATCCTGAACATTCCTTACATTTCTATTTCCCGTATCCGTAATCTGCGTCTGATTGATACCTTCACCTCCACGTGCGTTCTGACCTGTTAATTGGTCAGTATAAGAAGAATCAAAATAATCTTTCCCTTGAGGTTTTAAGAAGTTAATCTTACCGTCTTGAGTTTGACCAAAATTTGCAATCGTTAATCTTGACGACATTTGGTCTGTGTTTTCACCTAAAGCAAGTTTGGTTCTTGGAATGATATTTGCCTCCAAATTGGCATACATTATCAAATTCTCATGTTCAACCAATCTTTCTTGAAGTTGACCATCAGAGTTAATAATTTTGTTTGGGTCGACTAAAACAATATTGTCTTCCTGTTCAAACGCAATCTTCTCACCACCATAATATTTTCTGAAGTTTGAATTAGCGGCCATAGTAATAGAAGTGTGTATCTAAAGCATTTTTATAATCTTGTAAGGACTGTGTCAATGGGAAAGGAATCATCAATACCGACCCATCAGGAATATCCTTTTCAAGTGAGCCGTATTGTGGATTAGCGATTTGAATTAACCACCCAAAGTATGGGGTATTGTAAAATTCAAAACTAATCTTATCTAATCTACTCATTCCTGCCCTATAAACATACCTCTTATCTGTGGTTTTTGAAGGCAATTTGACATTTGGAACAATAGTTTGTTGTCCGTTCAATAAAAAATTCTCATATCTATCGTAGTATTGCATTATTGTAACTTAACTTTATTATTCCATTTATCCGATTCACCTTCATTGTTACCACTATATAGTTGTGCGATTTGTGTTTTCTTTGCTTCTATGGCGTTAGGGTCGTTAGTAAAGGTAAATTTCCTTACCTTACCTCTAGTATAATCATCGACATACTCTTCGTCTTGTGACGCGGTATCATTATATCCTTTGAAAAGATTTTCAATATCTTTCTTAGCACTTCTAAATTTAGAATCTTGTGCCGAAATTAAACCTGAAATTTCAACTTTCCACTTATCACTATCAGTAAACTGATTTGTTTCAACAAATTTATTTAATTCTTCAATCAAACTTTGTTTATCATTTAATATCTTATCGAAGAATAAAAGATAGAACCTCTTATCCGATTCTGTAGATATTGACGATGTCTGTATAGTAGTGTTCAAATTATCATCATACTCATAACTACTATTAGTGGTTAGAATATCTTGAATATCTAATACCGTGTTAAACCCATTTAAAGTATTACCTACCGTAGAATAATCATATTGTAATTCATCCAATGTATTTGAAAAATTATCAGTAAAGGTTTCAGTGGTTGCCGTTATGGTATAAACAACAGGTGACCCATTTTGATTAATAACACCATCAATCTCTGTTTGAACGACATTTATTTTATCCATCACTCCTGTCAACTCAAGTTGTCCTTTAGTAATTTTTTGTATTTCACCCGCCATACCATTACTATAACCATTCTGATGTCTCTCGATAATCTCCTTAACCTTTTTCTTATACTTCTTAACATCTTTATTTTTATATTTAGAAGTATTGTTAGGTATTAACGGGAACGTTCCGTTGTCAACATCGGTCAATGCCTTGGTAAACTGAGTATTTAATTTATCATCAATTTGTAATGGCTTACCAAACAAAGATATACTGTTAACTATCGGTGCCGGGTCTATAGTTATAGTTCCGTCCGTATATTTTCTTTCTTTAGTGAATAATCTTAAACCTATCTCACCATAATAGTTGGCTACCGTCTCTAAACTACCCACTAAGGTTTCCTTATAACCAATAGACTTATCCAATAAATCATCCATTATGGTTTTATATGTAATATCACCCGAAATTGATATAGTATCACCAGTCCCAATTTCAATATTCTGAGTAGTAATATCACCAATTGGTGTCCCTCCATCAGTAGTTTTTTGATTATCAATGTTATTCACATTAAACGGAGTATCAAATTCTAATTGTGACGCAAATTCCGCATCTATCTCACTTCTATCCTCAGTGTAATCAGCTCTCTCATCATACATCTCAGTATTAGCGTAATAATTAAATGACAACGCATTTTGTAATTTAGCAACAGGTTCTTTTAAACCATGACCACCAATAAAATAGAATGATAAATTAACATCTGCTAACATCGGTTGAACCCCAATTCCCTCAGGATTTAAATCCAATTGTAATGGTTCATAACGAATACTCATTTGATTGATGGCAATCTTTGTGTGCCAGAAATCACCAACCCTTAAAATACAAATAGGTGGGGTACCGAATGAAGTATTTAAAGCATCATTCTGAAGTGGTTTACCATCAGGACCAATCGTCGGTATGGTGTCTCCAGGTCTTAAACATTGTTGTAAGAACGTTAAACGTGAGTTTAAACCTTCAGGAGTGATTGAGTGGAATGTTGGATTAAAGTATTTAACCTTTTCCTTTATACCCTCGAACAAGAACGATGTATCATCTGTCAACTGCTCAAAATAATCACACTCCGTTAACATTCTTCTTAACAATCTCTTTGTAATATCTTGTTTAAGTTGTAATTCATCTGTTTTGACAGGGGCTCCTTGACCCTTCTCTGTTTTCTCAACCAATAAAGGACCTTCAGGAATAACATTTTCATTTATTACTTCATCATTAGGTTCTGGTTGCTCCACTTGTTCGGGTTCAATAACCTCAATACTTGATATTGTCGTTCTACGACAACCCATGGCTTGAACTGAGTATATCTTCTTAATATCCGCATAGGTTCCTGTGAAATCTTGACTACAGTCATTACCTGCAGAACCTTGAGACGATTCTCCCTGTGAGTCTTCTCCAACTATATTAATTTTACCTTTACTACCAGCATTAACATCTGCAACCTGTTTATTTTCGAGGATTTGTTTCTTAACCGAATCAATACGTCTTTTAGATAGGTTGATATTATAATCAGAACTGTTAGGTGACGAAGCTGAACCGGCAAGAGTAATGTTAATCGTATACCCGTTATTTGCCGCCTCAACAGCTTTAGTAATCAATGAATTTAGACTCGACATTGAATTAGTGATATCTTGGTCGAAGAATGTTTCAACCTCAGTCTGACCACTATATTTAGTTGCCTCAGTTATATAAGTTTGTTTCTTATTTTTATAAGCATTTAAATAAGTTTCATACTTAGAAGCCGAAGTCGTGGCATTAGTAGAATAACCTTCAGGGAAATCATTGTCAAAATACAACTTCAATCCAGTAAAGTCAGTATCCAAAGTTGGTGGTACAACATCAGGTTCAGGTGGTTTACTTGTAATCTCAGGAGTTTCTCTTGGTATCTCCTCATAGTATTTTCTAAATGTTTCAGGATTCGTAGTCTTAGTTACAATGTCATATACATCATTGAAAGAGAATTGTCCGAACTTTCTTAATAACTCATATATATCCAATGTCTTACATCCTGAGAAAAACGAATCAACAATTTTAGTTACCTCAGAATCTGGTGTCACGTTCGCCAGCTCTTTTTTAACCAACGTATTTAATACCGATGGGTGGTCAACAATAATCTTAAACGATAAACTACCCACTCTTTGTGTATTAGAGTAAGTATAAATCGGTTCAGGTCGTCCTAAAAAGTCGTTAGTGTTCCATCTTGCTGTAACATTCTCATCAACCTTTAAATCATAAGGTGGGAACCACATAATACGTCCACCGGATGGTCCTTTCTCACATTCAGGTAAATCTTGTTGTAATTTTGATGTTCTCCACGCCAAGTTTTCTAAAGACAACATATATTTAGTAATATTCTCACCATTTCTTTGACCAAAGTTTTGAGGAACCCCACCAATCTGTTGTGGTGCAATATTAAGATTATATGTATTTGTTAATACAGAGTTTTGGAACTTTCTAATATTACCTTCTTGCTTTTGAAGGTCATTCATAGTAAAGTATGGTGTGTCTTTTGTGAATACTCTACAGTATTCCTTACCAACTTCAATACCATTCTCATTAACATATCTCTTAACTCTCGAACCTTTTGTAATTTCTCTCGTTCCATCAAAGAAAACTTTAGAAACCTGATTGATTGCAGTTCCAACGTGTGATAATCTGGCTTGTCCTTGTAATCCGTCCGCAGCATCAACTAATTTTTGAGTATCATCTAATATTGAACCAGGTGTAAACGGATAGTTTGTTGAACTTGATGATTGCCATTGTGACCCAATACTATTAAAGTTAGGGTCAGAACCCATAACATCACCACCAGTTCCAACTGTCTTACCCGCAGCACTATTACCTTCAGTAGAAGACCACGTAAATCCACCCTGAATATCAGGACTATCACCGGGTTCAACAGTATTTAAACCAAACTTAAATTTAATGTTATTCTCATATAAATTACCTATCTCACCGTACCCTCTAACTGCCGTTGGAACCAAATCACCGTCTTGATTAACAGGTAATTCACCAACAGGTGCAACAATTTGATTAGGGTCTTGAACTCGGTCACCAATATAGTAATTAGGTTCAGGGGCGAAGAAGTTAGGGTCAGATAAAAAGTTTCTCTTATAGTCAGGTCTAAACCTATTGTATTCAAAATGTTTGAACATAGTGTTGGTCTGACCACCACCCGTATTATTTAAGAAAATATCAGAACCCGTTCTTTGTTCAGGTAATAATTTTTTGTTAGCACCAAAGAAACCTGCGATTCGATTAACACTCTCATTAAGAAAACTTTTTTTACCTTCAAAGTAATCACCAGGTATCCAAGAGAATGGAACGTAAACACCACTAATCCTTGATATATAATCTAATCCCTTAGCGATAACATTTGTTGGTGATGAAATAGTCCAATCAGGCTCAATCAATTCTTGTCTTCCTGTAAGGATATCTGCCGCAATGAATGGGTCTTGTAAAGCGTTTAAGAAGTTAAACCTACCTAAGGTCTCTTGTCTAACCTCTTCATCTACCCTATATTGCATCTCATTCTTCAATGATTTAGCGGCAATCTGCATCATCACAGAATCTTGAGAAACCGTACCATTACTACCCTGAGGGTCAGTACTAAATAAAATGTTTACTGGATTATAAAAAGATGAAACAAACTTAAAATATTCATCTCTTTGTGTGACAATTTTTTGAACGTCTTGAACAACGTATCTGTCATCATACCCACCAGGTGGACCATATTGATTATTGATATATAACTTAACCTCTTCTTGGTCACCGATAACCTCGACCTCAGCACTATCAACAACAGAATAATTGGTCAATGTTAATTCGGATTGACCTGGGTTTGTTGTAGGATTGAAACCATCACTGTTGAAAGGTGGTAGGTTCCTTACCAATAACTTTTTTCTGAAATCTTCAGTTGAACTAAATGATAGTGGACTCGGCATCTATTTTATTTTTTATATAAATAGATGGGTTAAATATTTTACGCGTTGTTATAACCCATAGTTTGAGAAGTCATTCTCTGTTTAATCATGTTTGTTAGGTTTTCTAACATCTGAGGGTTATTGGCTAACATATCTAAAGTTAAGAATCTACCATCACCCTCCAATCTGATACTACCAGAGTGTGTAATTTGTAAATCCTCAAATGATATACTTGGTGATTCAACAGAACCCATGTTATTCTGTAAAACATTACCTATATCCTTAGGTAAATTACCCATTATTTGAGCAGTGTTTCTATCTACATTACTCTTATCGAAGACCCCTTTAAAGGCATCAGTCACCATCTTCTGTGGGTCAGTTGTCGCAATTAGATAATCTTGAGGGTTTGTGGTTATCACATTACCTCCACTATTAATAACCGCATCATTTACAGAAAAACTACTTCCACTAAATCCACTTATAAAATTAGATACCGCACTAGTAAACCTATTAACACCAAGAGAAAACGAATCTACCGCAGTTGTCATACCTTCAATCAATTTAACGGTACCACCCCTAATAAAGTCAGAAGTTAATAAGTCTTCAGTCTTATCAAATAATTTTTCACCATATTCTCGTATGGCAGTTCTTGTTTCTTCATAAACACCACTTTCACTGACTTCCGCAGCGGCTTTTGAAGTTACAATCAAACCACTTTGTGTAGCTCTATTATATAACTCAGTTAAAATGTCTCTTTGGTCAAGTGCAATTTGTTGAGATGTCATGGTAGAGTCTGTTTGTTGTTTCCTTAACGCCTTAATTTCCTCCCCACTTAATTCAGTAGCACTTACCAATGCAGTTTCTTCACCTCTCTTGACTGCGAATTTTAGTTCTCCTGTTTTATCAAGTTGACCAATAGACGCCAAGAATTCTTTATCTTCCTCCTTAACTCCACCCATAAAGTCGAGTTGTGACAATGCTTCTTGTCTTCTGGCAAAATTAATAGCTCCCTGAGAAAGTTCATTATAATCAACACCCAACTCTTTTGCGGTAGCCCTTAATCTTCTCATTTCAAGAGCACTCAACTCAAACTGACCACTTTCTTCGTTGAAAGAAACTGACGCTGAAGTTGCCTCAACCAAGGCATCAAATAACCCATTAATATCATTTTGAGCTAAATTCATCAATTGGAACCCATCACCCAATTGAGCTAACTGACCACCCATCATTTGTAGACTCGCAGCCGCATCAATAGCACCTTCAGGGTCTAAGAATTTTTCGGCTAAAGTGGTTACAGTATTAATATTAATTCTTAATGCCTGAGATTTTGCAACCATATTTGCCAAACCTTCAACCCCACCTTGGAATTTGTATTGGTTCATCAATTTAAGGTTTTCACCAATAACACCCATATATTGAGCAACATTAAGACCGTAGTTTCTTGCAGTCTTAGATAGACCCTCCATTTCGTGTAAGGCACTTTCAGCTCCCACACCAATATTCTCAAACCCAACAACTAATTTACCAACTTCTTCTGCAGATATACTTGCTGCGTCAGCAAATAACATCATATTAGTTAATTGTTCAGAACTAAAATCTACGTTTCTTTGTAAATTTGTGGATATTTGAGATAGGAGTGTAGCGTAGTCAGAAGTAGTGTATCCTAATTCTGCGGTTGCCATCACCGATTCGGCAATACTAACCCTTATTTTTTCAGCAAATTCCGCTCCCTGACCGAAAGTATCACCAACAACTTTTCTAGCTTGAACATCAAATTCAAGCATTTTGTCAGTCAACGTGTCAAATTGTGATTTGAATTCGTTAAAAGCCCCCTTTAACGACTTACCATCATTACCTGTACCGGAATCTTGTAAAAACATGAATTACTTTTTATTAATAAATATCATCGACCTGATTTCCTTTGAGCTTCTTTTCTCTCTTCTATTTCTGTGATGAATTTATTAATGAAATATTTTCTTTCGAATGTGGGCATCATCATTATATCGGCGTATGAAAAACCCATTTCCTTGACAAGATAATAAATCTCATCAAGCATAACTTTCCTATACTCAGAAGAAAGGACGAAAAAACTCTGCCCCGAAGGTGATTCTCGCGGACACCTTTTCTCCTGACGGGGCTGTAAATACTCTTTCCAAATCCAAACGAGGTTCAGCTTCTCTTAGAGTATTTCTGATATATTTAGAGTCAGCAATAGGTAAAACTTGTATTGACTGAGCAATTTCTGCCGGGTCTGTTGTACCATCAAATTCAATAATGTGTTTTTCTAATCTCTTAGTTATTACTGGAGCAACAACACCTTCAGGATACGCGTCTTGTAACTTGCTTAACTCTTGAGTATCTCCAATCGTCAATAATTTACATTTAACAGTCTTACCCGTTTTAGGTAGTTTTAGTTCAAACAAACCTTGTTCGTTTGGTAATATAGTTGGCTCTTTTATTGATAACTCATCTAAGGTGATTGAGGTTTCAAATGTTTTTAAGGTTTTCGGGTCTCTTAAATTAAACACATATTCAGAACCAAATGATGTGTTTCTTAAAAATATAAGAATAGCCTCAACATCACAATCCAATAATGAATTGATATCCATACCTGGTTCATATAATTTAGACCTTAATAAATTTGGAATTAAATTGTCGGGGTTTCTTTGACCCAATAGTGTATTCTCATCTGCAGCAGTTAAATAACCTACCTTTACTGATGATTTACCATTTTTATAAAACTTACCTTTTGAAGGTAATGAAACCACGTCATGTGGTAAATTGAAGTCTTGTTGACCGTATTGTGTTGCGTTATCCATATATTAAAATAAAAAAACCATAGAGAGTCTCCCCTCTATGGTTAAATATAAATGAACTGATTTTTTCGTAAAGAGTATATCTTAGTAAACTAAAATACATCTATCAGGACGTAGTGTTGCAGTAATAGTTGCAATACCATCGTCACTATAACCAAGCGAATCGAAGTTCACGTCAGTTAGGAATGTTCCTTGTAAAATCCACTTTTCAACTGCCACACCTGTTGGGTCTAACATTTCCAAGTTGATATTCTTTTTGTAACCCGCAGCATAACCCATACGACCTGTTACAGACTCTGCGTGTAGACGAACCCATTCCATCAACGCTTGAGACGCTGAAGGACCAATTGGGTCACGGAATGTTACGTTTAATGTGCTCCAAGTAAATCTACCTGCCACATATGTTGAAGTGTTCAAGAACGGAACTTCAACCGGATTAATTGACACTTGAGGACGTGAAGTAGACTCCACATACCAAGAGTTGATACCTAATGAAGAATCAAAGGTCATAATGAACCTATTTTTTCTTTTTGGTTCATAAGGTATCGGCATTTTCATTAATAAATCAGCCATTGTATTTTAGTTTTTATATTTTTTGTTTATTACTTATAAATAGTTGGTAGAGTGAAAATTTTTCTATTTACTTTCCATTAGAAAATTTCATTATATAGAAGCTAACTAGAAATTTTTATACTTCTTTTTTCTCTCCTCCTTTAGTTAAATAAGTTTTTACTGGTTTATCATCTTTATACTCTTTATCTAAAAAGCTTTTAATAGATTCAATATTACCAGGGTCGTCATCAGAAAATCCAATCTGAGGAACGAAATTGTTTTTTACGTCGTTCTTAAAGAATGCTCTCTGGTTCAGTTTCGAAGCCATATCTTTAACATAAGAGATAAATTCTCTTAATGCTTTGATTTTTCCTTCTTCAGGGTTCGCAGCACTTCCCTCACCATAAGTCACTGGATGGAACCTCAACATATCAAGATACTTTTCAATAAGGTCTTCATCTGTCATATCGTCATCACCAGCAATTTCACGAAACTTTTTAAGGTTACTTAACAACTCCTCTTTACTGATACCTTTATGATTAGTCATAATCATATTGTAAACTGCATCCCTTAAAACAGAAGGAGTGTGACCCCTTGCTGTTATGATTGAGAAAATGGAACCACCATTAATTGCTTCAACAAAGTCATCCCAAGAAGGGCCAATATCGGCAATCATCGCATCAACAATAAATTGTGAGTCACCTTCAGTCGTGAAGTTTCTATATGGATTTTCAGCGTATCCGACAACTGTTTCACCATTATATTCAAAAGGTTCTTTACCTAAAATCCCACGATATTCTGCAAAATCCTCAGTAGAAATACCTATTTCATTACCATCTTCGGTTTTAACAATAATCTTTGTTGGCATCATCATAATGTTATCATCCCAATCAAAAGCATAATACTTCATATCAGGACGACCAGCATCGTCAAAACCTTCTTTGAGTTCTTTTTCCTCAATATATTCTTTTAAAATTGAACGAATCATTACTTTGTCTCGTTTAACTTCTCAATTAATCTTTCCAATTGCTCCTCTGAAATAACAATGTTTTGTGGTTTTTCAGAGAAAGTCTTAACACCATTCGCTTCAACGCTAAGGTGTTCCATTAATGTAGATTTTTTAAATTCCATGTTCTTACTTTTATAAACGTTTAATAAGGCTAATGGAGGTCACAAGTGTGACCTCCAAATTATAAATATATCAAATTAGATATCTTCGAACGATGCTCCCGTTGGAGTAATCAAGAATTCAATATCAATGAATTCAAGTGCTCTTGTTGGTTTCAAGTAAATTTTACCCGTCAATTGGTTATTATCCAAATCTTCAGGTGTATTTTCTACAACCACACGGAAGTCAATCAAACCTCTATCTCTTCTAATAGAATCCAAGATTGGGTTAACTGAATCTAAGAAGTCTTGTCTTACTTGGTCGTCGTTTTGTTCGAACAACAATCTTACTGCTACCGCTGAAATCAACTTACGAGCTTGTAACAACAATCTTCTCACATTAATTCTGTCAAGTGCAGATTCTCTAACTTGTAGAGTCTTGTTACCCCAAATTACAGTACCCACATCTGAGAATGTTGCAATTGGGTTCAATCTACCTTGGTATAGTGTGTCTCTATCATCTTGAGTCAACTTCTTACGTGCTTTAACTGCTGACACCAAACCTCTTGTGTAACCCGCAGTTGCGAACCAAGGGAATGCGATGTTATCAGTCAATGCTAAGTTCTTAACAACCTCAGATGTTGGTGGAATGTAAACTTGTGTGTTGTTTACACTATCTCTCGTCAAAATCCATGGATAGTAAGTTGCAGTGTAGTTAGAGTCGATGTTAGTCTCCTCCAAATTATCAACTGCCTCATCAGGGTAGATGAAGTCTGTGTCAAACGATGATGTATTAGGAACATACATGTCATAGTCAGGTGTTGTACAAATGTAGATAGAATCCGCTCTGTCCGTCTCAATCATATCAATAGCTTCTTCAACCAAGTTTGAGTGGTTTACATAGTCAACACCTGGTGTTGAGAAGATATTAATGTTAACTGCTTCAGGGTTCTCGAATGTTTTCTGACCTAATAAGTAAGCGTAGTAATCAGAGTTAGCCCAATCCGTTGAATCTTCACCTACCGTGATTTGTTTGAACTGACCCCATCCTGTAGCGTCCGGGAATGAAGGTGAAGGTGCAGCACCTGCCAAGTAACCCGTTCCACCTAAACGGAACGAATCTTGATTTGAACGGAACTCTCTATAGATATCCCATCCATCAAAACCTCCCTTGGGTGCCACCGTGAATTTACGTGCATTTAACTTATAGTAGGGGTTTGTTTGTGATGTTGGTTCACTTCTGAATTCTGCATCACCCACTTCAAACGCTGTTTCACCTGAAGTAACATAACCACCAGCAATTGAAACTACCGTAGCTCCTGAGTCCATGTGGAAACCTTTTGTTAAGTATGCCCAATCATTTCCTTCAGTTGCAGTAGAAATGTTAGTTGGGTTTTGTTTACCACCATACATAAAGAAGTCAGAATCAATACCAACAGTGTTAGAAACACCTAAGTATGTCTTTCTTACTTTATCACCCGCACTTCTTGTTGAGTTATCACTTCCCGAAGTAGTACCGAATGGTGGGTTAAAAATAACTTCACCTGGTGTGTTGTATTTTGTTTTATAAACAATGAATGGACTCTTAACTCCTGAATATTCTCTGAATACGTAACCTTCAAAACCACAAGGAAGTGCATCTATCGGCGCATCCTCGTCCATTTCTAACATTATGTATTTAGATTTCAATTCAAATTCACCATTAGATGTACCCACTTTCTTAGCTACGAAATTATTTTCACCTGGATTCATACCACAGTTAGTAAACTTCTCTAAAATTACAGGATTAGCGTCCGTATCAAAATAATCACGAACAAGAACATCAAATGTTAAATTAGCGAATGAGATATTAGCCACAGAAATCTTAACTAAGTTGTTTGCCACATTACCGTCAGAAATTAAGATAAATCTAAATAGACGGTCAACTTGTGAACCACGTAACTCAGAAACTAAGTAAGGAGTAGATGGTGTTTGGTATTGTTCTAAATACCAACCGATAGAACTGTTAGTTCCCTCATCTTCTCTTGCCGAAGGAAGAGCAGTTAAATCAGAATTCAAACCTCTAATCTTTCCTAACCTATAACCGTTAGTTAATAAGTTGTAATATGTCTCTTCAATAAACAATGGTACTTCAGTTCTGTTTTTACCGAAGTTAGTTCCACCGAATACTTTACTTAAGTAATTCGTATCAGTTACACTGAATGATGTTTTGAACGTGAAGTTATCACCAACATTAGTAACACCTGAAATACCGAATGAAGAATATGGATTTTTAAGAACATCAGCATATGTTCCTGATACATCCATAACCACTTGAGATGTTCCACTTGCCATATAAACAGGACCACCGTCACTGTTATTATTAATACCTCTTGAACGTAATGTTGCAACTACTAAGTCGTTGTATTCTGTAAATGCTGTTGCCACATAATTAACAACAGTACCCGAAACAGTTCCTGAGAATGAATCCACTGCGAATTCATCTAAAGTGGTTACTGCTGCGTTGAAAGAAATACCTGAGTAGTTATCACCTGTACCAGGTTCGAAACAACCGTAGTACCAAGGGTCCATTAATGAATCATCGTAATCTGCTACTGAGTTATATAGACCATCAACCGAAAGTTGGTTGTTTGAATCTGAAATAGTGTAACCATCACCAATAAACGAGTTGTAAACTGCGTCAGTCATAACACCCCATTGTGCCCCTGTAGTTGCACTTAACGCATTACTATTAACGATACTCATTAAGAATGTTGATAGTTGACCCGACATAGTTGTTGAGTCACCATTATATAGTGAAATTGAATCAGTGATATAATCACTTAATGGTGCTGAGAATGAACCTAAGAAGTCAACAATAGTTGAACCTGTAGTTGCACTAAAATCAACTGACCATGTAGATGTTGTAGATGCCGATAATGTTGCCGGGTCTAAGTTTGCTTGTGTCGTAATAGACCAAGATGGACCCGCATCATAACCTGACAAACCTAATACTCTTGTTACAAATAACTGATTAGACTGTTGTAAATATGCTTTCGCTATGTAAGCGGCTTCATATTTTGGAATTTGCGTATTTACAAATTTTGTTGGATTAGTACCTCCGAAGTACGCTTGAAATTCGTCGAAGTTTGAGATGTAAATAGGTTCAAAAGCGGGACCTGATAAAGTCTCACCTACAATACCTAAAGTTGTTACACCCACACTCTGTGCTACGAAACTCAAGTCTCTTTCTGAGGTGTAAACACCTGGAGATACAAAGACTTTGTTTGAACTTGCCATGTTTTTTTAATTTCTTTAGAATTTATTTAACTATAAATATTTAAGAAAATCTCAAAAAACATTTACCCCAGAGGTATATTTATCAATTAGGGAGAATTTTTTCTACCTTTTTTCTACCTTTAATTATGAAAGAGATAAAGAATATTAAGATATCCACTGAGGTTCACACCACACTAAAAGAATACTGTGAAGATAACGGATTAAAGATGTATAAATTTTTGGAGAAGTTAATAATGGACAAGTGTTCTCGTCCTAAAGACATCTACGGTGAGTGATTACAAAAGTTTTGCCGTGGTGAAAATTTTAGACTCTCCCGATGATTTTTTAGTAATCACAAACTTAACTAAGTCATTTGTATTGATTTGAACTTTATTATTCTCATCATTTAGTTCTCCGACATAATCATTATTAATATAAACCTCACAGGTTTCAACATTATCAGTTCTTTCTAAGAATATATCCGCTGTATATCTGAAAATTTCACTTAACTCAGTATTACCACTTACAAATAATAAATCTACAGGAAACTCGTTAGGATTTTCAGGTTGTGGTTCTACTTTTCTTGCCTTATTTAACAATGGAACCTCATACATTGTTAGTGCTCTTGTAATTGCAGGACTAACCTCAAACTCATCTTCATCCATTAAAAATCCTAACATAGTGAATTCGTAATTTTGAATATAATATTTTCTTCGGTCAATATCTAAAACAGACTCATCAGAAATGTTGTTAAGAATAATCGGAATATAGTGTCCTTTAATATTTGTATAAGCTTGTCGTGACGCAAAATTTTGTAACACATTTTTGTTGAACTCATTCAACGACCTCATACGGTTTACAAACAGTTTAACATTATAAGTAATGTCAACAGGAATAGGTTGAGGTATTTTATATACGTCAACACCTTTTCTTTGTCCGTCCCAAGTTGGTACCTTTGCATAATAAAATTGTTTTCTATTTGGTATAGTATATTGTAATGATGGGTTAGAACCATAAGGAACCTCAGGTTGTCTTACCGTCGATATAAATGGTGGTTTAACATTCTTATCTAAATCTTGGAAGTTCCAAGTCTCAGTAAATTGTGACCAGTTCTGAGTGGTGATGATAATATCCACCGTAGGAATAACCTTTCCATCCATAAATGTTTTAAGGTCATTCTTTACGAAGTCTAACATCCCACGGTCCAAATCCGCATGGCCGATACCTTTAGGTAAATACGTTCCGTCCCTTTGGATATCTTCCAAAAGTTCGACCCTTCTTTCAAACCCTGTTTTCTTAGGGATTAGGTTCAATGTCTTTTTTATCTTTTTTGGTAGTGCCATTAGATTCCGTTGAATTCATCATTTGTAACCGGCGATGCAGTGATACTGCGGTAATATGGTTTATAACCACCATAAGTGTGCCTGTTATCCGAGGTGATACGACCGTCATCAACGACGGAATAGTATCTAACTCTATCTTCTTTTTCATAATAACCAATGTAGTCTCCGAATTCTATGTCCACACCTATCTCCTCTAAATAAGATTGATAGATACCGACTTTAAGATTACCAGGTTCAACCTGTCCAATTCTTGATGACCCCATAAACGCATTCGTCGGAGCCTCAATCTGAACATAACCCTTAAGTTCAACAGGTGCGTGATATTGTACCCCTTCGGATACCACCTCACCATAGACATCGTCTTTTTTAGTTCTTTGTCTGTCTACACGATACAATACAAACGTAAAGTTCATATCTCCATGCAACCATTCTTGGCCGATGGAAATATCTAAATCAAAATCTTCATCCGCGAAGAATTTGTTTAATCTCGTTATTGGAACTTTTCTTTGACTCATCAATTGATAAATATCTATAAATTGATTATTATTATGGGTATTTAGCTGTATGGAAGAAAATAAAGTTGTATCAAATATACCTGAGATAAAGGCGACTCGTATTTTAGAAGATTACGAGGGGTATAATAATTATATCCTGTCCATCAAGAAAAAAATGAAAATCAAAAAGCATTTTAAGATGACTCGTGCTCAGGCGGACTACATTATTGACTTTCACGATGTCACCCCAAAGATAGCCAGAAAATGGGTGGAGTTGGACGAATACTTCGGAAAGAAGATGATGGAAGAGAAACTCCTAACCAAAAGACCCACACAAATCTATGTTGAAAAGATATTGGTGGAGAAGGACAAATCATTCCATATCTACGGTAAGTTGTTTGAGAACCAAGAAATGTATGAGTTTTGGTTACCTCGAGCGGCTATCATCCAAAACAAAGAGAGACAAGTAGAGGTAGACTATTCAAAGTATTCTCATCGTCCACCATTGGAACACCAAAAACTTGCAGTTGAAAAGTTGGTGGGTAACGACAAATACATCCTTGCTGACGATATGGGATTGGGTAAAACTACCTCAACTGTGATTGCTACGTTAGAAACGGGAGCTAAGAAAATATTAATCATCTGCCCCGCCTCCCTTAAGATTAACTGGCAACGTGAGATTGCTAATTATACTGATAGAGAAGTTTCTATTGTTGAAGGAAAGAAATGGGAACCTGCAGACTTCACCATCATCAACTTTGATATTCTTAAGAATTTTCACGACCTAAAGAAAGTGAAAGAGTCTTTGGTATTGAAAGAAGAGTTTGATTTGGTGATTATTGACGAAGCCCATTATATTCAAAACAAACAAGCACAGAGAACAAAGATTGCCAATGATATCTGTAAGAAGGTTGGTAAGGTTTGGTTGTTAACTGGTACGCCGATGACATCTCGTCCCATCAACTACTTTAACCTTTTAGATTTGGTGGACTCACCTATCGCCTACAATTGGATGGCATATGCTATTCGTTATTGTGAAGGTTATCAATTCAATGTTGGTAACAGAAAAGTATGGAATGTCAATGGAGCTTCCAACCTAATAGAACTTAGAGACCGAACAAAAACACACGTCCTAAGAAGATTAAAAGAAGACATCTTAGATTTACCCGATAAAATTCTTACACCTGTTTATCTAAGACTAAAGTCAAAACAATACGAAGCCCTTATGGGTGAATACTTCGATTGGTATGACAACAACTCAGAGGAATCATCCTCATTAACCGTGCAGTTTTCAAAACTGATGAAAGTAAGACAAGTAATTGCCGAAGAAAAGGTAAGAGACACCATTGAGATTGCACAGAATATTATTGAACAGGGAAAAAAAGTTATTATCTTTACAAACTTTACCGACACATTAAACCAAGTCAAATCACATTTTGGAAAGGCTGCCGTCGCATTGGACGGAAGGATGAGCAAACCCGCGAGACAACACTCGGTGGATGAATTTCAAAATAATGAAAAGGTAATGGTATTTGTTGGTAATCTCAAAGCCGCAGGTGTGGGTATCACACTGACCGCAGCTGAAGCTGTTATTATGAATGACCTCTCGTTCGTTCCTTCTGACCATTCACAAGCAGAAGACCGAGCATATAGATATGGACAGAAATCAAACGTATCCGTTTTTTATCCAATTTTTGAAAATACAATTGAAGGTGTTATTTACGACATCTTATCCAACAAGAAAAATGTATTTGAAACAGTTATGGGTGATAACGTAGACAAAGGGACCATTGTAGAGGAAATCTTAAATACAATTTCGAGAAGATAAGAATATTTTCCCATACGATATTATTTATAAGAAAATGAAAACGTATGGAATTCAAAAAAAGCCAACAAAGAATTCATGAGATAGAAAAACAAATCTCAGATTCTGAAAAAAAAGAAATAATTCAAGAACAAGAAAACAAAATGAAAAGGATAACGGCAATTAAGTTACCGTATTCTTATTCTTCATTAGACCAATTCATTGACAAAGAGACAATGAATGTTCACTACAATCAACACTACAAAGGGTATATTAAGAAACTCAACAACGCTCTGAAGTCGATAAACGACAAAGACTTGGATTTAGAACTTATTATCAAAGGTATATCTCGTTACAACAGAACCATCAGAAACAACGCAGGTGGTGCTTACAACCACGAACTATTTTGGCAAATGTTATCACCAAAAAAACAAGAACCGACAGGACCTGTTTTAGATAAAATTAAGAAGAAGTTTAAGACTTACGCTAACTTTAAAAAAGAATTTAAGAATAAGGCTCAACAACAATTTGGTTCAGGTTGGGTATGGTTGGTATTAACAAAAGGTGGAGATGTAAAAGTAATGACCACCTCAAATCAAGACAATCCAATGATGAACACTATGAAAAATGGTGGTATTCCATTGTTAGGGTTGGATTTGTGGGAACACGCTTACTACTTAAAATACAAAAACAAAAGGGATGAATATGTTGATAACTTCTTTGGTGTAATCAACTGGTCGTTCGTCAACAAACAGTTTGACCAATTTCAAAAGGGTAAACTAAACGAATCAAGAGTGGTAAAAGAACTTATAACCGAAGGAGTATCACGTGGGTGTTCCCCAAAACAAGTGAATACATACAGAATGATATTCAACAAAAATCCTCAGGTTAAAAAGAAATTTATGTATGCCATCATGGATATCTTGAAAGAGGTATTCTCTGATTTCTACTATGATAAAAATAAATACGCTCAAGGTCAGATGTCAGGTATATATGATTTTGAACAACCAGGTCGCTCAGTTATCAACAAATTAAACACCAACTACAGTGCGTTCTGTATCTTAGTTAATGACTTAAATGCAGTTCTAAAACACTACGGACAGGACCCATTAAACTTCGTCGACAAAGACTTCAAAGGTCAATTATACGAAGTTCAAAGAATGATTAATATGATGGTTCAGTTCAGACACCGTATCTTCAACCAAGATTCCGCAACATTCCAAACAATTATGGCTTCATTAGATAAGTCAAATAAGTTCGGAGATGAAAGAGAACTTAAAGCGGTTGTAAACATGAAGGATATTTTTAACACAAAGAAGGTATTCAAAGTTGGGGAACTCGGAGGTAAAGATGATATGATTGGTGGTATCGACGCAACAGTTGATATTGATGGACAAACAAAGACCATTCAAATTAAACCATTTAACGGTCACGATGAAGAAGAAGGTAGAATCGTAGTATATGGAACTGGTAACGTAAAACCTTATTCGACTGACTATATAGCTTTCCACAGTGACTCAAAAGGTACTATCGTATTCAAAAACGACGACACAAAGATTGTTAACGGTAGATTTACCTTCCCCGCTGATAGTTGGGTAAATCCTAAATAAATGACCTTTACTGGATATTTATAAATAAAAGTCTGAGATGTCAATTATTACAGAACCACAAAGAACCAAACTTTATACGAGAATTCGTCATCTTTTAGGTGCACCTTTAAGGGGTATTGAAATAGAAGATGAAATGATGGATTCATTATTGGAGTTATCTATTGAAGATTACTCACAATATGTAAATGATTGGTTAATTGAATCACAATGGACATCACTATACGGACTAAACCAAGATACTCAATCAGTTGCTAAAGCACTTATCACACGTTCTTTAGATTGGGAAACACAATACACTTACGCATATTCTAAAATTGTAGGTTTACAAGCGGGTGGTGACTCTGAATTAAAAAAGGATTATTTTGACCTTAAGGCAAACCAACAAATTTATGAAATACCTGCGGGTAGAGAAATAAATGAACTTTTATGGTTTACACGAGCAGAACTTGACGCTGCGTTTTTTGACCCATTCATGGGTGGTTTCGGAGGATTTGGTGGTATTGGTCTTGGTGGTGGTGCGGGTTTCTCACAAATGGGTGGTCAGGGTAATTACTTTGTTTCACCAGGTTTTGATATCTTACTTAGAATGCAAGATATTAATATTAAAAGAAGACTTATAGGTGGTGAATTAACTTATCGAATAACCGCATTACCTGAGGGTAAAAAGGCCATACATCTTTATAACGTACCTGGAGGTAAGTTTGATTTTGGTAACATGGCTAACAATAACTATAGAGTGTGGTATTGGTATTATGAAACAGACGATAGAGAAAGTTGTTTGGCTAAAAACCCTGATATTGTTAGATTACCTTCAGATGTAAATATGGACAACCTTAGATGGGATGAACTTAACTCACCGGCACAAACATGGGTTCGTAGATGGTTTACTTCTTATGTTAAAGAGACATTAGGAAGGGTCAGAGGTAAATTCAGTGGTAATCTAAAAACCCCTGATTCTGAACTCCAACTAGAATATGATTCATTACTTAGCGAATCGAAAGATGAGAAGTCTAAGTTAGAGGAGGAACTAAAAATGAGATTAGAAAGACTCCGTCCTGATAAAATGATGGAAGTTAAAGCAAGTCAGGCAGAAAGTCTGAACAAACAACTACAATACAGAGCACTTCCACGACAAATTTATATTGTCTAATATGTCTGTTGAAAAATTTAATCCTGTAGTAAAAATCATTAATGGTATTACTGTTAGTTCATCTGACTTAGCAATAGTATCCGAATCATCTTATACCACTGATGCTGAAAGTGTTATTGTAGTTAAAGATGTAGAAAATTGTGATATCATATTAGACGAAACTACAACAGACCACATTACAATTAAATCTATGACTAACGTAACCATCAAAAGTGATAAACTTATTGATGATGAATATAATCAGATTGAAACTGCAAGAGGTGCATCTGTTGAATTAAGATTCGTGGGACAAGGTTGGTATATTATGTCGTCTGATGGACTGAAGAATTCATAAGACTTCTATTCTTTTTAACATACTCACCATCAACTAATTCTATAGTGTTATCCACATACATGTAATATGGGTCAATACCCACACTATTCCAAAACGAAATCTCACCATCTGAAATAGTCAAAACCTCATCCAATGTATCTTGGTCACCTTCACGACGAGGATATCCTCTCACCAATTCTGTTTGTGTTTTAGTAAAGAACGGTCTGCTTTTTGGGTCCTCAATAAGAATTTCATCACGGATATCCGTAGAGAAAACAACTAATAATGGTTCAATACGTTTGTTAAATGCCGCAAGATAACGAGGAACGTTGTATTCACCCAACATATCAGGTTTTTCGGTAATATAAGTCTCATCTATGTGATAACAATTAAGAACAACCTCATCTTTTTTCTTTTGAACATCACCGTGAGACTTTCTTTCACCGTTATTCACATAATAGATAGTATCACCCAAACCAACAGGTAAATCATGTTTCATGGCTAACTCCATGTGAGCTTGACGAGACATAAATGAACCTGATTTTGTTCTTTTTGTTATGTGAACTTTATACTCCGCAATACTTTGTTTTACACGTGCTTTGTTTGCAATCTTAGAAATAGGAATCTGACGGTTGTAAATAGTGTCTACGTAATCATAGTAATATTCTAAGAATTCATGTCCTTTACCATCTAACAACATACGAAGACCTTTATCCAAAAACTCTGCAACATAGGTTGGAAGTTTTTTAGACTTAATCGTATTACCAGTAAGTTTTACTTTACCTGTATCCGTAAGTAGCGCGTAGTTCTTACGTGCCACATTAATAGTTGACGGCCAAACACCATCAGTGTCAAGACCCATCTCACCTCTCATAAAGATGTCGTTATACTCGGCGACATCAGCTTCAGTTCCGTAATATGTTTTACCTTCTTTTACCAATCCATTTAGACCCTTACCCACATAGGTATGTGATTCTATTCCTGGTGGAGATGAGAAGTTTACACCATCAGTATCCATTACAAGAGGTTTATAACCTCTTTCCATAAACCACATAATCATCTGACGTAGGTATTGACGACCAGTGCAAGTAATCTGTTCACCCATATCCATATCACCCCATGGGAATACGTGAGGTGCTGAGAGTGAACCGAAGAATGCGTTGATGAATATTTTAATTGGTAGTTGTTTACGGTTATACTGTGACGATAGTTTCTTATCTGTTGATGAGTATTCTGCTGCGAGTTGTTTGTATTTGATACGGGTATCACGGAAATACTTTAACATACTTTTCATCACACCTGTAACATCACACTTAGGGAACACATCGTGAACCAACTGAATAGAGGGGTATAGAGACGAGTAGTCAAGTTTTAATACGTCAGTGGAATATCCCACAGCAAGAAGACGAGAAAGTCCACCTGTGAACGGTCGTTTGTCCCCTTTTGCTGGAATTGCTAATCCATTCTTATATGACCATGAAGCCATAATCATTTTCCATAGAGTTGCAGTACCCATAGTTGAAAGACGTTCGTAGGTTGTTGGTACCAACTTAGCAAGAAGGAAGTTAGCTTGGTTGTATTCTTCATCTACAACCATTGTTTCCCAAATATCGTCATATAGGTATCGTTCAATAATGTAATTACCATTAACCTTTTCATAATGACCAGGGAATCTCTCCATAAGGTTTTCAGTACCAGGTGTACCAACTTCTTTATAACCACCCGACTTTGGATTGAAGTAGTAGTCTTTATTGTCAAAATAGATTTTACCAATCTTATCACCCTGAACATACACACGATTCTCTTTTTCAGCACCAATGAATTGGGTAATATACTTAAGACCCCAACTCTTTATGTCTGAGTTGATGGCCTGTGCTCTACGAACTGCGTGTGCAATATCCACTACGTTGTATCCCCACATCTGCATCTGAACATAGTCTTCCATTTCATTTGCAAGTTTCAACATTCCATCCTTAGTTCTAAACTTAACTTCAGGATTTAGTGTTTTGATAATCTTTTTCGGGTCCAAACCTAATATCTCTGCTCTACGAATCAAGAACGGAAAATCGAAGAACGCTGAGTTGTACCCACCGATAAGGGTTGGTTTAAGGTGATTTATAATGTCGAAGAAACGGATGATAAGTTCTCTTTCTTCATCTGCATTTTCGGCAGAAATCACTTTCTCATAACCTTTATTATCCTTCATTCCGATAAGGAATATCTGACTGTCCTCAGGTGAAAGACCTGTGGTCTCAATATCAAATACAAATCTATGAACCTCATCGTATTCATCAAAACCCTTGAAAAGTCGTTTACCCTTCTGACATAGGTATTGTTCCGTTGGTGGAAGAATCATAATATCGTTGGAGTTATCTCTACCCCACGGGTCCAAACCACCACCCTTGAAGAAGTTAACTAAGTTTGAGTATGACTTTGTGGTTTTAACCATATATTTCAAACCTTTCTCCATTCTTTCATCTCCGTGAGTATCCAACTTCTCAATAAGAATACCGTGAGTGGACATTGCTTGTTTTTGAGCAGCTTTGGAACCACCATAGAATCTCTTACCATGAAGGTCACCAACCCACGCAAAAGGAATGAATGTGTCTGATTTGATTTGCTTACCCTGAATAGGGTCTTGAATTACTTTGAAAATTTTTCCTGAACGGTAGTCGTATTCTAACGCTACAATGTATTTTTCAGGGTCCTCGCCTAAGAGGAATTCTTCGATTACATCTTGTGATACCATAATATTTTTTTTTCGTCTGAGACATTATACTCACATCGTAATGATGTGATTACTCTTTGACATTTATACTATGGAAATGATAAGAATGAATCTTGGTCTTGTCAAATGATATTGATGTAAAGATTTTCTCTGATTGGTGCAATTAGTTCACCCATTGAATTGATGATTGAAAACTCACCAATGTAACGACCTTTTCGTTTTGTGTCTCTACTCAACCACTTATAGTAGATGTAATATTCTGCAGGTACATCAGGGTTGTCTTGTAATTTTTCTGTGATGAATGCGTTATTCATAACAATCTTTGGAATTCCTGTTGCCTCTTCTTTCATAGAAAATCGGATAGTTGCATTATCCAAATCCGCATCAAAAGTTTTCCATGAATCTGTTCGACCATCACGGACAACCTCCATTTTTAAGATTGGGAGTTCACTATGTTGTTTTATGAAGAATTCCATTAGTAAATTTTATTTAAAGCAAATATATCAGTATAAATTGAATTATCAGGACTATTAGAACTAAACTCGACTGTAACCTCCAATGTGTTATTAATTGTAGTATCAAATGTCGTATTATTAACTGTATTAAAAGCAAAACCTTGAGGGGCACCATTAGATTGTTTTGTAGTATGAAACACACCAAGAGAAACAATAGATGATACTCCGGGACCTCCTAGTTTTCTAACTGTAAAGTTTACTGAAAATTGATAAACATCATCAACAGCCGCTGTCATTGTTTGAACTCCACTATCTGCTAATATTGCTGAACCTGCTTTTACTCTAATTCTTATGGTGTCATTATTTTTAGAAGATAGTAACCCACCAAAATCGGCCCTAAAACTATCACCAATACTAAAACCGTTTGCGGGTATGGATAATGAACCAACACCACCACCAATTAATGAACTTTCAACAGATGTTCCACTAACTACCTGACTATCACCTGTTTGGGCAAATAAACCATAAACAGGTTGGTTCACAGGTGTTGGGTTAAATTGTGAAGTTAACGCTGAGAAAGGTATTGAATACGTTACTCCTGAAGGAACTATATCGTAGTTTACGATAACCATTAACGAATCAGGACTTCCTGATAACGATTCGGGTAATTGAGAGATTGGTAAGTTTGGCATATCTTTTTATTTTATAAATATTGTTTTTATTTGAATTACATTACAAACATGATGAACATTCTAAATATGGGCCTTCTGACATAGTTACATTTACCGTACCAGGTGATTCATTAACCACTAAGTAACAGAAACCATCCGCACCTTTTATGTATTCTGAAGAGACCGCATTTAACGTATTATTTGCTCGGTAAACAGTTCCGTCTATTGAACAATCACCAAAATTACTAATTCTCCTCATTTGCCATACTGATGAAGATATCACACTTGAAGACGGTGTTGGTGTTACAGGTGGAGTTCCTGTAGGAGTGTTAGTCGGTGTTAATGTAGGTGTTGGAGTTGGTGTTATACAATCATCCGCAACATATCCAGAAACCCCACCTCCGTTATCTTGGAAAATGTTTCTTAGTGTTACAAAACTTGGTTTAGTTAAAACTGGTGCGAAATAAGAATTAAATAAGTTATAACCTAAAATATTATTTGTTTGAATTCCTGATGGAGTTCTCATATTATCATTCCATTCTGGAGATAATGACCCACCATCCCAAAACTCGGACATTTCCCACATACCGAAGTTTAATAAGTACATATACTCTTTATATGCCACTTGAGCTTGACCTGTATCCCCACTCCAATCAGGTGCGTAACCACTAGGGTCGTACATACCATTATCAATGGCTTGTTTCATAGATAAGTGTAGGTTAGTCGTTTGCCAATTTGGGTTTTCTTCCGCCATCCAATTTACTGCAGTTGATGACCCTGGAACTGCACCCATAATACCAAATAAGTGAACGGTATGGAAAATATGTTCAAATACCTCAGATATTACAGTATCACCACTTGTGGAACCACTTTGGTACCATACCATGTCATTAACTACGTGGGTATCTAAGAATTCTTGATATCCTGTATATCCTGATATACCTTCATCGGTTAACCAATTAGGGTCGTAGTCGTCTCCATTACCATATCCAACTCTTTGAGCTGTGGGTAATCCTTCGTGTATTGTACCTACATCACCTCTTAATGTTGCCACTAAATTATTTTGATATGACAAATTAATTCCCGATGCTGACGGGTCCATTATTAATTGGAACGAACGAGCCACTTTTTTAGAGAATTCATCAGGTACCGCAACATTACCACCAACCGCGCCGGCTATAACTTCTAACACACCACTAACATTTATACTTCTATCGAATACTGCCCCATTACTGGTATCGGCAGTTAAAGGTCCTGCGACATAACAACTAAGAAGAGATGCTGCGGATGGGGTCGGTGTTGGAGTTACAGATGCTGTTGGTGTATTTGTAGGAGTGTTAGTCGGTGTTAATGTAGGTGTAGTGGTATTAGTTGGTGTTACTGAGGGTGTAATTGTTGGTGTTACACTGTTAGTTGGAGTAGGCGTGATAGATGATGTTGGGGTTACCGTTCTTGTAGGTTCCACTGATGATGTTGGAGTAATCGTATTAGTTGGTGTCACTGACGATGTTGGAGTTATTGATGATGTAGGTGTTACTGTATTAGTTGGGGTAACTGAAGGGGTTGGTGATGGTAGTATGTAATTATTAACCGTACCATTATAGTTAGTTAAAATTTGAGTTGAATTTAAGGCTGTGTTATATAATCTCACCACACCATACTCACCATCAAAATATCCCGTATTGTCGGCACCTGGATTTTGTTGACCTAAGAATATGAAATTATCTTGACCACTTGATTCATAAGAAATACTTGTTTGAGAATCGTTCAATACCCCATTAATATATAAACTTTGTGTTGAGTTTGAGTAGTCCCAAACTAATACCACCTGATACCATTGTCCCTGAGTGAAAGTTGTGGTAGAATAAAGGGCATTATTTTGCCATATTTTACCTCTGAATCTACCTGACTCAGCGGCTATTGGTGGCATGTTCCATGCAGTTTGAGGATTAGATACTGACATTGACATAATGTTACCATCATTATCGTTAGGATTAACCCACAACTCATAAGTGAATGATTGTGTTGCATTACCGGTACCGGCAACCCTATCAATAAAAATGTAATCATTAATACCATCAGTAACAATTGACCTATATGTTGCATTGTAAGTAGGTCCATTGATTAATGTAGCATTATTATTTCCTTGTAAATCAGTCCAAGTAGTTCCACTTCCCGGATAAGAACTAAGATTATAAGCATCTAAGTTTACAAGTAAGTTAGAGGACACAACTGAAGGTGGGGTGATTGAAGGTGTAACACTAATAGATGGTGTTGTCGTATTTGTAGGTGTTAATGACGGAGTTGGAGAAGCCCCATACGTAGAACCTGTAAAGATTTCTAAATCAGGAGTGGTGCAACCTGTAGTTGATAATACTAACGAACTAAATGATGAACTTCCAATCAACCCAGCATAGTCATCACCCAATACCGTATGTTTGTATCCTGACAACTGACCTTGAGGGACTATTACAGATACGTTATTTGTAATCGGAGAACCTGTAGTTAAGATTGTATCTGTAAATGATAATTCAATATCACAATCTAATACTGAAGTCAAGGTCATGTAATAATCGGCTTTAACCGAACCAGGATAATAAACTGATTGTAGGTTAATTGTTGGGTTTTGTTCAATGATAATTGCACTACCATCTTCCTGTTGTATCAACGCCAAATTTTCCTGTAATAAGTAATTGTTGTCAGGTAACGACGGAGTGATAGATGGTGTCGGTGTTAATGTCTGTGTTGGGGTAGGTGTAATAGATACAGTTGGTGTCACACTTTGAGTTGGCGTAATCGTAGTTGTTGGTGTTATACTTTGAGTTGGGGTGATTGTTACTGTCGGAGTTACTGAAGATGTTGGAGTAATTGTTTGTGATGGAGTTATTGTAACTGTAGGAGTAATAGTTTGTGTTGGTGTAACCGAAGTTGTTGGGGTGATTGATTGAGTAGGTGTAATAGTTACTGACGGTGTAACCGTAGATGTTGGAGTGATAGATACAGTCGGAGTAACTGATTGAGTTGGGGTAATAGTTACTGTGGGGGTAATACTTTGTGTTGGTGTTATCGTTACCGATTGGGTGGGTGTGATTGTTACTGTCGGCGTAATAGATTGAGTAGGGGTGATACTTGGGGTTACACTATTAGTTGGCGTTATTGTAGGTGTAGGTGAAACCGTAACACCTGGAGTATTAGAAATTGACGGAGTAACAGATAACGTTGGAGTGATAGTCACAGTCGGAGTGACTGTTGATGTTGGTGTCACCGTAATAGTCGGTGTAATCGACTGAGTTGGAGTTAATGTTTGTGTTGGAGTAATAGAAACAGATGGTGTTAATGTTGGGGTGATTGATTGAGTAGGGGTAATAGTTACCG